CCGTAATTGCCAGCCGTCGCCGTGCCGTAATTGTCAGCCGTCGCCGTGCCGTAATTGCCAGCCGTCGCCGTGCCGCGATAGCCAGCCGTCGCCGTGCCGTAATTGCCAGCCGTCGCCGTGCCGTAATTGCCAGCCGTCGCCGTGCCGCGTGCCCCATTAACTTGTATCGCTTCGCCGTCGCCAACCTTCATGCACGCGCCAATGACAGCCACGTTCAGCGCCTTCGGTTCGTTTGCGATGATGAAGTCGGCAGCATCTGACTTGGTGCCGATGAAGCGCACTCGCGCATTGGGAAATTTGCACTTCCCGCCAAGCATGACGATTTCTGCGCTGGGTACTTCGAGCACCATCCATTTGGCGTCGTCATTCTCCCAGTACGAGACGCAGGAATGATCGCCTTGGCCGTACAGCCAACCGTGCAGCCCGTTTCCGCACTCTTTGTTCTTCTTCCAGTCGGGCGCCGACACTTCGGCCCCCACGTCTGCGGGCCATGAGAACCCACTATGGCTGGTCAAGTCAGGGCGGCATACGCGCAGCACCAGGGAGGTTTCGGCGGCTGCCGGCTTCTTCGATTGCTTCTTGGTCATTTTCGGTTCCTTGTGTGAGAAAAGTTCAACTCAATAGGCGAGTTAATCGCCATCGTTTGCTACGGTTTCGAGTGCCGCCAGCAGGGGCGACATGAGGCGGCAAAGGTCGCTGTGTTGCGGTGCCATGAGTACCAGCAGCGCCGACATGGCTTCGCCTACGAGTGGATTCACTGACGCTAAGGAGATGCCTTCGACGCCAAGGGAACCGCCACGCATCAGCGTGCGCTTGCCCATGTACTGCTCTCGGACTTCGGCCCAGTTCGGCCAGTCGGTGCGCTCTGTTGTCCAGACGCTTTTGTAGTCGGGATGGATGGCATCCCATTCGGCTTTGGTGATCTTCTCAAGCATGGTTCGTTCGCTCCTTCGGTCATGGTTCGGGTTGAGGAAATCTCAACCACAACGAAATAATACAGCAAGACTTTCTCACGGGAAATGATTATTTTAAGTTTTTCTCAATCCGTGTGGCCAGAGGGCCACAGCACTCCGGCGACTTCCCAAACTTCCCAAAACTTCCCAAAGTCTGGGAAGTCAAAAAAGCCGGGTTAGAAGTCTGTAAGTAGTTGATATATATATAGTTCTATATATTTCTTTCTTTTATTTATCCTCAACTTCCCAACTTCCCAGACCTACCACCATTTTTTGATTTCCTGATCTCTCAGGACATTTTTCTCGGGAAGTTGGGAAGTTGGGAAGTTTGGCCGTTTTTCTGGTGTAAGTCGTTGTCGCGTAAAGACAAAGTGACTTCCCAAGGTTTGGGAAGTTGCGGGGAAGTCTGGGAAGCCGTGGGAAGTCGGACTTCTGGCGCTGTTCGCTGGCCGACGCTTTCTGATTGAGCAATTCTTAACCCGCTAGTATGATCTGCGGCATGAGTTTTCCTCAACGCCGCAAGACCGTTAATCGGTCAGAAGAAGTCGAACAAGCGAAGGTGGTGCGCTGGTCGCATCTGCCCGCTGTTCGTTCGCTCATGCCTGCGCTGCGCTGGCTGCATCACTCGCCGAACGGCGGCAGGCGTGACGCCTTTACCGGTGCACAGATGAAAGCCCTGGGCGTGAAGCCGGGATTCCCCGACTTAATCCTCCCGGCACGCGCTGGCGATTCAACCGGCCTCATCGTCGAAATGAAGTCGGACACCGGCAGGGCTTCGGACGCCCAAAAGGAGTGGATCGAGCACTTCAAAGCCCAAGGCTGGGAAACCACCATCGCCAGATCGGCTTCAGAGGCGCGAACGATCCTCTGTGAATACCTGGGCATCACCACTGATTCCGCCCCAGCACTAGATGCCTAGCGTATGGATGGCCAGCCGACCTATCGAATGCGCGTGCTGGCCGTAGTGGAAGCCTCCCCCTCGCCACTAACCGGCCGGTACATTGCCAACGCTTGCGGCCTGACCCACAAGCAGGCTATCGACGCGCTGAACGCGCTCTACAACTACGGCAGGGTTCATCGTCAGGGGCGAAAGCGCGCGGCTCGCTGGAGTCGTGTGCAGCCATTGCCGCCCGTGCCCCAGTTTTATCTTCTCGACCTTCTAATGTTTCGCCTCGCCAATAACAGGAAACGCAAATGACCACAATCCTTGAGTAACGTGAGTAACGCCTGCTGGAACGCTGTCAGGAGTAGCGGTTCGAGTCGAATTCTCCGGGCGTCCATACCATGACGCCAATCCACCAGGAGGAATTGCCATGCTCGAATCATTGCTGGGGTCACTTTTCGGCGGCCTGTTCAGGCTTGCCCCCGAGTTTTTGAAGTGGCTCGACCGCAAGGACGAGCGTAATCACGAGCTGTCGATGTTCCGCCTGCAAACCGATCTTGAGAAGCAACGCGGGACATTCAACCTTGAAGAAAAGTATGTCGATCACAGCACAGCCGCCCTTGATGCCATCCAAGAGGCGTTTCGGGAGCAGTCAGCAACCGCAAGCGCCAGCTACAAGTGGGTTGCCGCAGCATCCGCACTGGTTCGACCAGGCATCACTTACGTTCTTTTCGGGCTTTACGTCGCCGTCAAGATCGCCGCGCTTACCTATGCCATCAACTCAGGCGCCGTTTGGCGCGATGTGCTGATTGCCAACTGGTCTGCTGACGACTTCGCTATGTTGAACATGATTCTAACGTTCTGGTTTGTCGGTCGCGCTATCGAGAAGTACCAAAAATGAGCATCTCCACCGCCATCCAGACCGCGATTGACGCGCTGATTCGCCCGTTCGAGGGCTATCACCGCCGTTTGTCCGACGGTGGATGCGCCGCCTACCCAGATCCTGCGACAAAAGCCGATCCTTGGACGATTGGCTATGGCACAACCGGCCCGAGCATCACACCAAGCACGCAATGGACGCACGATCAGGCGCTTGCCGCCCTGCGTGCCGAAGCGACACAGAAGGCCATGGGCGTGCTCAAGCTGTCGCCCATGCTGGCCACCGAGCCAGACCGCCGCATCGCTGCACTGATCTCGTTCACATATAACTGCGGGCTGAGAAATTATCGTATCTCCACGCTTCGCCGTCGTGTCAATCAGCGCGACTGGCCCGAAGCCGCCCGCGAGATCATGAAGTGGAACAAGGCCGCAGGCCGCGTGATGGCGGGCCTGACTCGCCGACGTGCTGCTGAGGCTGTCTTTTTGAACTGACCGAGGGAACCAGCGCCATGGCGACAGAAGAACACCCAATCCGACGAGAACATTCTTGCGATGCAGCCGCACCAGGCGTGCAGTGTTCTAACTCTGAGTACATATCCGAGAATGCAGCCGAACTTGCTGTCAAGAAGGTATTTGCCATTCTTGGCGTGGACATCGACCGGATTGAGTCGGTTGAGGAATTCCGGGATGATCTGCGCTTCGGCAGGAAGATGCGCAAGGTCGCTGACCATGGATTGCTGGCCTTCTTCGGCGTGGTTGCTGCTGCCTTCGCTGCTGCTGTGTGGGCCGGCATTGTCTCGAGCATCAAGCACTGATGGCAGAAGCCGAATCCACCAAAAAGAAGCCCCCCGCCAAGGGATTGCCGAAGGGAACGCGCAAGCTCAACCGACCACGCCTCACGATCAGCGGTTTGACCGTCGAACAGGAGGCGTACTGCCGTGGCCGTGCCATGGGTATGTCGGTGGAGGAAGCATTGCTTGCCTCGAACAGCACTGTCAGCGTGCGCACGGCACGCGACTGGGAATCTTCGACGTGCAAGAACTTCAACCAGGCTGTCGCAGATCGTATCAACGAGCTGACCTCACTGGCCCAGAAGAACGCCATCCTCAAGTCGGGGCTGGATCGGGAGTGGGTCATCACGCGGTTCATGCAGGTGGCCGAACGCTGCATGCAGGCCAAGCCGGTGCTCGACAAGGAAGGAACCCCAACCGGGGAATATCAGTTCAATGCCAGCGGTGCCAATGCGGCATTGCGGGCGCTGGGCGACACGCTGGGCATGTTCAAGCCGGCGGAGAAGAAGCCGGGAGACGAGTATGAAAACCTCTCAGACGATGACATTGCCCGAATCGCTGCGGAACTTGCCGCCCAAACT